ACAATTTTGTATTTACAGGAAAACAATAAATGATCAAACTACGCCCATCGGCAGCTACACGCTGGCTCTCTTGTCCTGCATCTGTGAGACTCTGTGCCGACATACCTTACCAGCCAGCAGGTGAAGCTGCGCAGATTGGTACTGCCATTCATGAGGTGGCTGAGACTGCATACCTCACCAACGCAAGCCCCTACGACTGGATCGGACAGACCGTCAAGGACATTGTGATCACCGAGCAGAACGCAGACTTTGCACAAGCTCATGTGAACCATATTAGGGACTTGGAGTTAAGACTTGGCACTCTCAAGGTCGAGCAGTATGTAACCGTGTACAAGGATAAAGAGATCGATCTGGGCGGTACTGCCGATGTGGTGGCATGGAACGACGAGAAGTCAACCTTGGTCATTGCAGACTTGAAGACTGGTCGAGGCTATGTTGACGCTGACTCAGACCAGATGAAGATATACGCCATCGGTGCGATGCGCCACGCAAAGACAGAGTTCAACAACATCGAGCTGTCGATCATTCAACCTCACCACGGTGAACCTCGTACACACAAGATCACATTTAAGGAATTGAACGATTGGGCAGCGACTAGGTTAACTCCAGCAATACAAGCGATAAAGAAGGGCGACACCGAACCCACGCCAACAGAAGACGGTTGCCAATGGTGTCCAGCGAAGGCGGTGTGTCCTGCACAGCGTAAGGGGTTTGAGGTTATTGCTGCCACGCCTAATCTTGCTGTGATGACTAAGGAAGAGATGAAGTCTGTGGTGGTGACGCTCACACCAGAGCAGATCGCAGACTTACTTGATCGCGCTCCGCTTGTGGAGAAGTTCATCGACGCTGTGCGTGACCACGCAGTCAAACGCATTGAAGACGGTGCAGTTATCAAAGGCTGGCAGATGACTGCAAAGCGTGCGTACCGCAAGTGGATTGACGAGAACGACGCAAAGAATCAATTACACGACGCTGGTATCCCAGCAGATAAGTTGGTCTCTAGCGAACTAATTAGTCCATCTGAGGCAGCCAAACTCTTACCTAAAGAATCAAAAGACCTCATTGACACGCTCACCAAGAAAGAGAGTAGTGGTCTCACCCTTGCGCGAGACTATTCTCTCGGTCAATAATCCATTCCCCCAATCCGTGACCCTGTGTCACATAAACTCGAAAGGCTCAAATGCTTAATCTTTCATCATCATCTGGCGGTGGTAACTACATCCGCTTTATGCCATCTGCTAACGCATGGCTTAACTCAAACAAGGAAGAATTCACGCCAAAGAAAATGGTCGTTGATACTGCCAGTCTTCAGACTGGTTGGATGCACCTCGGAGAAGGTGTGCGCGACTGGCAACCAGACGCAAGTCTTGGAAAGAAGGGTGCTCAACCGTCACCAGACCATAAGCGTGGTTTCTCAATCAAGTTCTACAACAAGGAGATGGGACTCGCTGAGTGGAGCGCGAACGGGACAGGACCAAATATGGGACTTGAGAAACTGTGGAAAGCAATCGAGGCGGGTCAGGCTGCAAATGCGGACAAGTTACCCGTCATTGAGTACAAAGGCTCGACGCTAGAAAAAATCGGCAAAGGCACTACACGCATCCCTAACTTTGATGTGGTGTCGTGGATTGAGAGACCTGCTGGCATGGACGCTGTGGACGATGGCACGCAATCATTTGATAGTGACGGCAAGATCATGATGGGAGCACCAGCTCCAGCACCGCAAGTAAAAGCAGCGCCAAAGACTGCTATGGCAAGTGCGATTGACGACGACGAGATGTTTTAACTTTTAGGAGAGACGGGGCTGATCTAACGGTCAGTCCCGTTTTTTTTCCTCTATGGAAAACACACAAGAATTTTGGATGCTGCTTCTTATTGCGTTGGCTCAACGGGTCTACGAACTGGAGCAGAGATTAGAACAAATAGAACAAGGACAAGAATGCAAGCCGAACAAATAGCGCAAGCGCTTGGCAACGCAAGGAAAGTAAACGGGCAATGGATGGCGAGCTGTCCTGTAAGCAGTCACGGGCAGGGTAACGGGGACAGGAATCCAAGTCTTTGCGTCAGCGAGACAGACGAAGGCAAGCCGTTATTTAAGTGCTTTAGTGGGTGCTCTCAGGAGTCTGTCTTCAATGCGGTGAAGGACTTTGGGTTGTTGCCAGACTTTCCCAATCCCACAGACTTCCTCACCCAGATCAAGCCGTTACCGAAACAGCAAGAACCTGTGTTGGAGCAGGAGTGGCACTATGTCGATGAAGACGGCATCACCCAGCACATTAAGCAGAGATACAAGACCTTTGACGCAAAGGGAAAGACATACAAGCAGTACCGCGTGGACGAGAACGGCAGACGGCACGCATCAATGACGGGTGCGAACATCGTGCCTTACAACTTGCCAGAGGTGGACTTTGCACGCAAAACAGGCAGAACTGTCTTCTTGTGCGAAGGCGAGAAGGCAGCCGACGCTCTCAAGTCATTAGGTGTGGTGGCGACTTGCACGCACCAAGGCGCAAGCAGCTTCCCCGAAGATGTGGTCAAGCACCTAGTCGGACTCACCATTGCAATAGTCCCTGACAACGATGCAGTCGGCTGGGAGTACGCAAGGAAGGCAGTTGCAGCTCTCAAGTCGGTTACAAAAAGTATCCGAGTGGTAGACCTTGGGTTAGAGGAGATCAAGGAAGACGCATACGAGTTTGTTTACAAGTATGGCGGTGACAAGGATCGGCTGGTTGACCTGACAAAAGCCACGCAAGCAGTCGTAAGTGAGATGGATGTAACGACTCCTGCAAGGTTAAATAATTCTGTGGAGACGCAAGAAACTCAAGAGTTGGAGCTGCCTCAAGCACCACTACAACGCGAAGGATTCAAGCTCGAAGCATGGGACGACATAGAAGACGAACCAGTCGAGTGGTTAGTCCAAGGCGTTATCCCGCAGAGATCATTCGTTGCCCTGTACGCACCTCCAGCGAGTTTCAAGTCTTTTATTGCCTTGGACATTGCCGAGTGCATCGCCACAGGCAGAGCATTCCTCGGCAACCAGATTAGCAAACAAGGTGCAGTTCTATACATCGCAGGTGAGGGTCACGGTGGTATCGGAACGCGCATCAAGGCGCTAAAGATTCACCACGGCACGCCAGAAGGAACACCAGTCTATTTCCTGAGACGGCAAGTCAACCTTCGCTCTAGTCAGACAGACCTCAAGGACTTGGTGCAAGCCATTGACGACTTGAAGGCGATCCATGAGATTCACTTCGAGATGATCATCATCGATACCTTGGCTAGAGCATTTGGCGGTGGCAATGAGAACGCAAGTGAGGACATGGGTGCATTCATTACGGCTGCTGGCGCTATACAAGGCAAGTATGAGTGCTCTCTGCTGGTGGTGCATCACGCTGGTAAGGACGCAACCAAAGGACTCCGCGGTCACTCTTCCCTCTTAGGCGCAGTAGACACCGAGCTGGAGATTATCCGAATAGAAGGCGCTCAACCGCCAAAAGGAATACTGCACATCAGCAAGCAAAAGGACGGGGAAGACGGGCAGAGGATCGGGTTCAAGATGGTGGAGGTCACGACTGGATCGTCTGGAGTTATCGACTTTGAAGGCGCATCCAGTCTGGCGGTCGAGGCAGACGAGGAGATGGATACAGATCGTCCTAACCAAGCAACACCACCAAACAGGACAGGCGCTGGAATGAATCAACGGCTTGCGTTGTCCTGTCTGCACGACGCAATTAAGAAGTATGGCGAGATGCAGGTGGTCGATGGGATGCGCAATAAGTGCATAAAGATTGACCAATGGAGGGACGAATTCAAGAAGCGCATGGGCAGCGATGTCATGCCAGCAACGCTAAATAAGGCTTGGTATCGCGTCAAAGCCGATCTTGCTGATTTACAAAAAGTAATCATTTATGGTGAATTGTGCTGGGCGGTATATGCCGATGATGATGGCGCAAAATCATCTAATTCGGTGGTTGTGCAGATCAAGAAGTGAGTGTGGACAAATGGACATATCAAGGACAAATGGATGGACAACCAAAAATCCATTTGTCTATGCCAAAACGATGGACAGATGGGGTGTGTGTGTATGTAATACACACCACCTGTCCATTGTGGCAATGCGTCCGATTTGGTTATTTTTAAAAAATGGAGTTGTCTATGGTTAAGAAGAGTTTGAGTAAAGCACTTGGTGGTCTAAAACAGCCAGATTTTCCGATGAATACTTTTGAAGTATTTATGAATTCGAGGTTAGTTGAGCTGTCTGTGGTGAAGAGGGAGCACGAAAAGCGTTGGGGTATCAACAGGTTGATCGAGTTGGTGGACTCGGAGTTTCGGATCAAGGTGTGGCGACAGGCTGAACGAGTGTTCGAGGCTTCGGTGTCTAGAGATGAGGTGAAGTTGGATCGAGCTGTCAATGGAATGGTGAAGGCTTATGCAGCGTTAGAGACTTGGGCGGTCGAGAACGGTGTGCCTGAGATGCCAGACATCACAGCAGTCGAGCATGAGATGCAAGACGGGTCGGTGATGGTGGTCGTTGGGAATCATCACGACGCGACGCTGTACCAGCAGTTCAGACCCGATGTCCAGAATCGTCACATCTGGACGATGGAAGAGCTGGAGTTGATCATGGACTCGCCAGTCATCAAGGAGACCATGAAAATCAAGGCGCTGATGCCTTGTGCAGCAATGGTCAGACTGGACAAGGATGCGAAGGAGTTTCCACTTGGTGGTGCGACAGGCTTTGATGATGTCAAGTCTGACGAGCTGGAGGCTTCGTCGTTGCCAAAGGTATTCGATACCAGCAAGATGCGTAAAAATACGGCTAACAGGGCTTTGGAGGAGATTTGAATGGCTGGAAATAAAAAGAAGGTTCACGACATTGCGTTACTGAACACGCTGCCGATTGAGCAGATCACAAATATGTTTGAGGCTGGAATGAGCGAGACGCGGATATGTGTGGCGCTCGGTGTCAGCAAGAAGGCGCTGACCGAATGGATGGACTCACCAGCGCAAGAAGGCTTCTTGTCTCGCGTGCGTGCGCGAGCAGCCGATCATATCGTAGGTCAGATGATTGAGATTGCAGACGATACAGACATCGAGGAGGTCAACAAGGCGCGTCTGCGCGTCCAGACGAGGCAATGGGTAGCAGAGCGCTGGAATCCAGCTTCATACGCCCAGAATAAGATGCCTAGCGTGCAGGTGAACCTGTCTGGCATGAGGCTTGACGCATTACGACGCATTGAGGTTGTCGAGGACATATCCACAGAAAACAGCGCGAAGTTGTCCTAGTTGCCCACAGTTGCGTGGAAACTGGCGAAGTTATGCACAAAGTTGCTTACAAACCTGTGGATAACAGCAAAATAACTTTACATAATGAACATAGTGTAAAGCAGACAAATACGACGATATGCAAATGTGTAGGTTTCATGCGCTCTGCTAGGAGAGTGGTCACTCACTAACCGATTCTGCCTGACTGATCAGGGTTTACCCCCCCCTTCGATCTGCGCGACGGGTGGCGCTGAAACTGC